TCAAAGTTCGCTGCAAGTTCTTCTGCTCTTAAAGCTTTTGATGATAAGTCTCTAACTTCCCCAATTAAGTTGTCTTCTATATCTAATAATTTAACGGACTCCCTAACTGAGTCAGGAGCAGACTCTTCAGGAACAGGCCGACCAACGTCAGTTTCAATAGGGGCTCCTGTAACAGGGTCTCTATCAAACCGTATCGTTCGTTTTTCTTCTTGACCTGTTTGAGGGTTCGGACGCATAAGGTCTTTAAAAATAGGAGCAGCCCTACTACCGACAGCCTTAGGCTTTGCAAGGTCTCTAAGGGCAGCTAGTTGTTGTGATATAGCAGCAGGCTGCATACCTCCCCCTACAAAACCCCGATAAATCTGATTTGCCATTCGTTTAACTTCTGGAGAAGCTTTAGGGTTTGTCATGTATCCTTGAAGTTCTTGCTGAATAGCCGCTGTTTCTGCTTGACGAGTAGCTTCTGTTTCACTAAGGCCTTGTGCTTTATCCCTAAGAGCTAAAGCCGTTTCAGTGTCTCCTGCTGCTAACGCCTTCTGTCCAGCAGCCATATAAGCCTCAGGAGTTATAGATTCTCCTAAGTCAAACAAACCCTCAAGCGCCTTTTCCTGACCTTGTTTCTGCTCAAGAGCAACAGCAGCCTGCATCACCTTATCAGCTTCTTGTGGGCTCAAAGGAGCCAACTGCTGCGCCAAGATCTTCATACTTGTGAAGTCTCCAGAGCCTTGTGCGCCCTGTATCTGCTGAATCAACTGGTTAAACTCTTGCTGCTTTCGCTGCTGCTTCATCTGACCCGGAACACCACCAATAGCAGAACCTAAGTCAAACAAGCTTTGTGACATCGCGGGTCTGCCTAGTTGAGACAAAAACCCTTCTGAAAATGTAGCCATTATGTGTTCTCCTAAGTGCTTGGGCCAAATAAACCGCCGAGGGACGCTCTAGCTATACTACCGCCTACTCCTCCAGCAATATTAGCTTGTCCCAAAGCTGACTGAAGTAGTGCCTGAAGACCTGAAGCGTACGTCTGTCCGTATGCTCCCGCTTGTTCTGACAAGGACTGACGCTGGCGTTCTGCTGCAGTCATTCCGGGCTGTAAAGCAGATAGAAGCTGTGCTTGTGGTACGTAGCCAGCAGACAACATGCCTGTTCCTAGCTGTGCCTGACGTTGCTGCTCTTGTCCTGCAAACTGCATAGCGTTCAACATAGCGGTATTTCTGGCTTCTTCCTGCGCCTTAGCCAACGCTAGTTGTTCAGGTGTGCCACCAAACTGAGCCGTACGGACACCTAAGCGTCCCTGAGCCGCCATACGCTGCTCCATTTCTAAACGCTGACGTTCCTCTTCAGGAGACATCGCTGTCCTCATGCGTTGAAATATGTCCTGCTCTCGTTGGTCTACAGGCATAGCTGCTTGATTAAAGAACATACCCGCATTAGCCAATGTCTGCTGCTGTAGAGCTTGTTCTTCAGGAGAAGTAGCCATTTGGTACGTCATTTGGCCCGTAGTAGGGTCCTGAGTCATACCGAACTGACCACCAGTAGCAGAAGTAACAGTGTACGGTTGGAACTCAAGCATCCCCCTGAGTTGTTCCGCGAGACCTCCTTCTCCTGCTAAACCGGCGTACGCTCGTTCTCCAATGTCTCCTAAATCACTGTACCCTTTTTCAGCAAGGGCTAAACCAGCAGTGCCTAATCCTAAAGCAGCAGCAGTATTTACTGCGTTTCCTGCACCGCCTATAGACTCTAAAATTTCTTTAAGATCCATTAGTTTATCTCCCTTTCAAAACTTTTTTCACAATAACTCATAATGTTTTACCTATTAATGCAAGTACGTTGATGTCCTGTATAGACAACTCATGCCCATTTATGTCTGCTTCTAAGCCAATGGTAATAGTTGAACCACTGCCGTTAGCGTTTATGGCGTTCCTAGAAACAAGTTCTCCGTCAGAAAACTCTCCGACACTGGCAGGAACTAAAGTGTCTAAATCGACAAAAGCACTACTTATGTACACATAAAAAATATCAGCAGCAGTGTCGAAGTAGCTATCTCCTTCTAACAAAGCACCTCCCCCAGAGCCGATAGTAGGAGCAGAAGTAAAGTCCCCTAAGAACTTGTTTACAACTACAACTTCTCCTATGTCAACGTCACCTGTAGACGAAATGCCATAACCAGACAACTCAGAGTACACAGGGTACTCAGATAAATTAAAGTCAGACCTTCCTTGACTTCTAATCCCTACTTCAGCCGAGCTAAACAAAGTTCCAAAGTCATAGGACCACGTAAAAATAGCGTCTGCACCGCTGCCTCCTACCAGTGTTGGTCTGAGTCTTTTTAAAAACTTAAGTTTAGAAGCGTCACCGAAAGTCAGCTCAGGACTAAAGTACTTAAAGCGGTAAGGAAGACTGTTGTCTTTGTACCCTGTGTACTGCCCAATTCCAAAACGACTACCTATAAGCAAGTCTCCGTTGTCCTTGCGTCCATAACAAGTAAAGCCTGTGCCGGGCCAGCGAGTAGCTCGATAAGCCCCGTTTTCCAAAGTACCTCTAACGTCGAAACAAAAGGTTATTGCTTGATTAGTAAAAGTTATTAAGTAGAAGCTTTCTTCTGGGTGGTACACGGACCTGAAGATTTCTCCGGTTTCTCTAATCAGTCTAATAATGTCCGTAGTAATTGTCCCCGACAGACTGCTCATAGGCATTGATTTTTCTTGTACAGTTCTACCGAAGCTTCTGAGACCAGTTTGAGATAAAAATAAAACGTCTGTTCCTGTGTACTGCACAGTGTCTCTGTCTACGCAACCTACTCCTGCAATAGTATCTACTAATCTCATAGTAGCAGGAGAGTCAGCACCTTCGTACACTACGATACTGTGTTTTCCAAAGATAATCAAAAGATTATTATGTGCAGCCAGTGCTACAATTTCGTCAAAACCATCAGGCCATACTTTTGATAAATTTATGGAACCAGATGTTCCTCCTGTCCAGTCATGGCCAATCAAAAGGTCAGACCAGTACACAGTAGATTTATCAGTAGTAAAGTCTGCAGTCCAGAGTCTACCGTAGGCTGCTAGGACTTCATTGCCGTACATTGCAGCAACAACACCTGCTGCTCCTGCTACTGTACTAAGTTTAACTACAGCGCCTCCAGTGTTATTATAAACTAAAGGTTCATAGCCTCTCTGGAAGAAATAAACATTGTCATTAAAGTTGACAATCTTCCAGTTATCTGAAGTGATCGTGTAGCTACCCGGTGTTTCATCAGCCAACACAGTTGTGCCACTGAGTATTTTGTTGTTACCCACTGAGAATATTTTGGTGTTACCTAAGTTGTCCCTAAACTCCTTTATTGCTCGTAAGTTTCCAGTGCCTAACTCAGTTTTATCCGTAGTTAAAACACTGAGTCCTTTACGTGCAGCAATACGCCCTCTTTTGTCGATAATGGCGTTGTCCGCGCTTTCCGCAAAAGAAGGGTCTTGAGCTAAAGGCGAATCTTCGGTATTAATACCTTTGAAAGCAGGCGCTACAAGAGTAATACTTTTTATTTCTTGTGCCATACGTGTACCTTATGGTGTATAAAAGATAGTTTTTTCCGGCGCATTTGCTGCGTCTAACGCAATAGCATCCGAAAGGTACTTGTTAGCCATAGTAAAGTATTCTTGAGTAGAAGTACCACCTGTTTCTCCTCGTTCTCGTGAAGCAAAAGCTACTGCAAGGTGTAACACAGGCATGACAGGGATTTCTAGTTTGTCTGTATCATTGACTAAGTCTGCTTGTGCTTTAAATAAAGATGTAAGCAACAATCCTGTAGGATCAGGGGAAGGGTACAATGTAATTATAGTATCTCTGTTAGAATCTATCCCATATAAACTATAATAAATAGGTGTTCCTGTTGGCGTTGGGTTTCCTTGCAAAGGTTGTTCTAGTCTTATATATTCCTGCATAGATACTTGATCTATATAAGTTAGAAGACTAGTCGCAGTTTTTGAAAGAGCAGGCACACTGCCTTCTCTAAACCAACCTACAAACATGCTTTGTATTTTAGGTGCTTCCCCTGAGCCAACAAGAGTAAATCGGTTTCCTTCTACGGGGTTGATTAAAGTCGTGGCAATTAATTTACGCTGCATAGACCAGTCCCACGAGCTTTCCACAAGGTTCTTAGCGTCGTTGACTAGGTCTCCTATGAGTTTACTGTAAGCATTGGACTGTACAGAAGTAACTTCCGTTTCTCGTAGTCTTCTTAGCACATTGTTAACTAAATCTAAATAATTCATTAGATCATTCCTTTAAACAAACTTTGATTAATGATTCGATTAAGCTCAACGTCATAATCTTTAGGCTGATAAGCTACAGGCACAAACTGAGGTAAGTTGTAGTTGAAGCCTCCCATGTATCCCTGCCCAATACTACTGCCACTGTCACCAGAAAGCATACCACCTGATCCGCCGCCAGTCCCTGAGCCTTCTCCTTCTCCAGTGCCTTCTCCAGTCCCTGAGCCTTCTCCAGTTCCTTCTCCAGTACCTGTTCCTTCCCCAGTCCCTGAGCCTTCTCCAGCACCTGCACCACTGCCGTCTGCTACTCCGGTACTGTCCCCACCACCAGCTTCCCCGCCGTCGCCTGTGTCTACACCGTCTCCGTCAGTACCAGCGCCACCGCCGTCTACAGCACCTCCTGCGTTACCTCCATTACCACCGTCACCAGCGTCACCATCGGAATCTACAGTTGATTGATTAGGGTCTACTACTACTACTTCTGTAGTGCCTGTAGTGCCTGTAGTGCCTGTAGTGCCTGTAGTGCCTGTAGTGCCTGTTGTACCTGTAGTACCTGTAGTTTCAGTAGTACTGGTTGAAGCACCGCCTGTAGTGTCTATATCGGCAGGGGCTGTAGAGTTGTTGTTAGTTACTTCCTCAATAAGAACTTCTAAAATATCAGTTGAAAAATTGTTTTCTGGTTCTTCTGCTGCCTTAGCCTCAATCTGTTCTTCAGTCTCCGAAGTAGTAGTATTTCCAGTACCTACAGAACTCTGGACTATATCAGCTCTGTCTCCTTCTTTAAAAATTTCTGCTTTATTAGGATCATAATTAGGATCGTTAAAAACGGGCTGTTCTGGAGTTTCGTCAATAACTTCACCAGTTGGTGTTTTTAAGAACTCTTCAAGCTCTTCCGCAGTCATTCCTTCAAAATTAGGAGGTAAGTTTTCAGAATCTCCTATATACCTTTTAGCTTCTTCAAGGTACTTTGCTTGTAAGTTAGGGTCAGGCTCACCCGCTGCTAACTCTGCAAGCTGTACAGCCAAAGTACCACCATAATCTTCCGCTACTAAAACTTCTCGTAAAACTTGTTCTTCGTCGGTAGGTATAATCCACACGCCTCCCCCTTGATAAACCCAAGGGCCGTTGTCAGCTATAACTGGGTTTCTAGTATAGGGAACACCGTCGTTTGAACCGACTATAACTCCACTTTCAGACTCAACCGATTCAGTTCCTGCTCCAGAAGCGTCAGTGCTTTGGGCGTCACCAGTGCTTCCTTCACTGGAACCTGAAGCACCTCCAGAACCGACAGTACCTCCAGCAGCCTCAGTTCCCCCAGTAGTAGCAGTAGTGCCAGCTCCAGCAGAACTATCGCCTCCACTTTCCTCACCGCCACCACCGCCTCCACCACTGTCCGTACTGGGGTCTACAAACTCTACTTCAGGCTCTGTTATTTCTATAGGTATTTCGTCTATAGGTACTTCGTCAACTATAATTTCTGGAGTAGGTAAAGGAGCAGTAGTAAAGTCTTCGTCACCTATGGTTTCCTCAATAGTTGCAGTTCCCATTAAGTCTGGGTCTGCTTCTAAAGATACTTCTTCTTCTGTTATTATGTCTTCTGGTACTTCTTCTTGAATGACGGCTTCTGGTGGAGGGGTCTCTGAAACATTTTTAACTTCATTATAATAATCAATAGTATCGTCAATAGTTGTTAATAGTTTTACAGCACTAATAGAGTCGTCTGTACCGCTAATAACATTCATGATGTAAGGAGGTAAGCCGCCACTAGCAGCAGCGCCAGTACCTGCGGATATAGCACCGCCAGCTTCTAGTGTTTGTCCTATGCCTGTTAAAATATCTCCTACATTTCTAGCCCACTCAGTAGTTTCATAAGCCACATTAGCACCAGACGCAGCACTAGCTGCTGTAGCCCTTGCACCTGAACTACTTAAATATTCACCTAGTGATGCCAAGTCTGCGCCTAAACCCGCTGTTAAAACATTAACAACAACAGCTTTAAGTACAGCTTCAAAGATCATTTCTAAAGGCGAATCAGATTCGCGTACAGTATGGTAAGACCCTAAAGGTACGTCATCGTACTGGCCTACGTTTAGTTCATATTGACCACCCGCAGGGCCGTCAACGTATATGTCAACACCAGCTGTTTCAGCAGCAGAACGAACAGCAGTCATATAAGTAGAACTAGCTAAGTCACCAGCAGTAACCGTAACGCCTCTTTCAGCTCCTTTAGGTCCGCCTGAACCTTGTGCTAGAGCAGTGTCTATAGTTCCTAAAGTACCTCTAACTCCTTCACCACTTGGGTTAATAAAGCTAGATACATTATCAAACTCTGACTGTAAATAAGACCCAAAGTTATCACCTTCGTTAAACTCACCTACTTCAAAAGTTTCAGCTCTAATGACTGAAGCTAAGTTCTCAGCACCCCAGTTTTGACTTAGTTGATCCGCTGTGTACGTACCGTCTACTAAACCGTTAACAGCAGCAGCGCCTCTTACGTTGCCCCACTCTTGTCTAAACTGTTTTACTCGCGCTTTTTGTTCGTCTGTACGCTCACCCTGAACACCAAAGAAAACATCGGGCCTTCTAACGTCCCACCATGCTTGAGCAGTTTTAGCGTATTCCGCATCCAACAAACTATCAGTAATGTCCTGACCAGTTTTAACTGTTTGTTTTATTGGTGACCTTTTACCCATTACTTAGACACTCCCTTAGTCTTTTCAAAGCTACGCATCGTGCCTAAACCCAACATACCCATGAGGACAGGGAGCATAACTGAAGTGTCTGCTTGAGGGACAATAATACCAAAGGGAGCAGCCAAAGGGC